ATATGAATCTTGTAAAGCTTTTGTGTAATATGCATCATTTAATCCTCTCCAATCAGAAAATAAAAATGGTGCCCATTTCAAAAATGCTTTATCATATTCTACTTTATTCTGAATTTTATCTTTCACGTATCCTTTGATATAATTCATGACACCTAGAGAAGGTAGATATAATTTCAATTCTTCGCCATTAGTAAGTTTAAGATGGAAACATCTTTCATCTTCATTAAATCTAGTGGCCAATTCAGGTGATGGAGTATAGTACGATAACATCTCTTTAGAGATGCTGCGTTCATCTACAGTTCCACAATTACTACAATTGAAAGAAATATTCAACTGATTCTCACCTTGTTTGAATGTCAATTCACGGATGGCAAATACTAAGAAAAATCTGTCAATTTCTTTAATATCTTTATATGATGCTATCGAATTACCGAATTTTATCTTACAACACTTTTCAATAATCTTGTTCAGTGCATCATCCATGTTAAAAATATCTTCCTCATCTATAGTAGACCAGTGTCTAATTTCAGCTGCCATAGCAGATCTGATAGTAATTTCAGTTGAAGCTGGGTAATAAAGACCTTGAGAAGGTAAAGTATCTGGTTTTACTCTAATCCAACCGATATCATGTACAAGATGTGTGGGTTCAGCTGTTTTAGATACATTTACTTTTTCCTTGGGTTGATTCTGTGACTCGAAGATTTTTTTAGCTTCATCTTCTGTACTAGGAACAAATGTTTCGCTCATTATTTTTCTATGTTTATGTATTTATAATCGTACGCATATGCGTATCTGATTTATTTAAAATTATAGTATACGTCCGTAAAAGTTCAGACACAAAAAAGAGGGAACTTACATTCCCTCTTCGTTTATATAAAATGATTCTGTTACAAAGTTGTATCGTCAAAATAATCAGCTCTGAATGTAAAACCAGTGATGGTGTATTTATCAGTAGAATTATAATCTAATTCAATTGCGTTGATATTAGTAGTAGGCCATACAGTTGGGAAAGAATAAGTTCTGAATACATCACCAGGTCTGTTGTATACTACGATAGTCATTGGACCACCAGCATAGTCAGCTTTTAAGTGTTGCATACCTGTATTTGTATCAAAGATTTGATTACACCAAGCTTTAAGACCTTTGTACATATACATAGAATTAGTGTCATCTAAGTTTACCTCAAAATCTATTGCGATGTCTACAAAAGTTTGATCAAGTTTTGAATTTGCATAAGAGCGAGTCCATCCTTTATATGTCTGTTGAACACCTGCTGCAGGTGTCTTATCGACATCCAAACCACTAACCTTGATAACCTGTTCCATCAATAAAGATGTTGACCAGTTACCTAGACCAGCAGGAGGATTTATAGTAACCTCAAATAAGTTATTATAAACGGGTTCCCAATTCTCCATTGAGGCTCTTGAATTTCTATAGTGCGGAAGTTTAGCCATGTTGCTTTTATTTTCTTTTTTTCTAGTTAGTTTTAAAGGAGCTTGAAAAAATCCAAGCTCCTTTTATTTTTATGCAACTGTAAATCCACCAGATGAAATCTGGCCAGTTTTTAATACAGTTACTCTATTTATGAATTTCTGAGCACCTTTGACTGGTTCAACGCCGATATCAATTATTGCAAAATTCTGATCGATTACTTCACCGGTGTTATTTCTACCGTTCATTACTGTAGCATAGTCATATATACCACCAGCTGTCTTAACGTTAGCTAAGAATTTGTCAACGATAGTTTTAATTTCTAGACGTGTAGTTGAATCGTTAAATTCAAATACATAATTACCCAAGATATCTTCAACAGATTCTTCTATTGTGATAAGTAAATCACGAACGTGTAAGCTATTGAATGCAGTATTAGTTTTTTGATAAGCAGTTTGATTACCGTAGATTTGGAAACCTGTGTTATTTCTAAACACGATTGGATTCCATCCAAATGGCTCTAAATAACCTCTATCTGTATCAGTAAAGTCATACTCAAGTGATACCAATCTAGGATTCGATAGAATACCTCTTCTTGGACCAGCTGCAATTGAATAAGGTTGACCGTTCAAGAACTTTCTAATAAAGTTGTTTGATACATCAGCTGCGGGAGGAATAGAAATATTCTTGTTATTTTCTTTGATAACCAACCAAGGAGCAAAGAATCCAGCAAATTTAGCACCATTATCTTCGTCAGGTAAACTATAAGTGTAAGATGGTCCTAGTGATAGATTTCCACCTTGTGAAATATAGTAAGTACTTAATACAGGTTTTGGATCAACTAAAGTTGGTACTTCAGTAAATCTAGGATCAGTACTATCAATAAACTCTTGAATAGCAGGAGCATTGATAATAGCTAAACATTTCTGTCTGTTCATAGCCAACTTAGATAGTAGATTTTTTGGATAAGATTGTGCATCTAAACCACCGTTGAAGGTATCTACGATATATCTGTAAGTTATCATATTTCTATCTGCTAATGCAACAGATAAATTAGAAACAGCAGGATCTAAAAGACCAAGAATTTTAGCAAGTTGAGTTTTTGAACCAGGTAAATGGTATGTTCCCAATTTGAAACCAGAAAGATAAGTGAACTGAACATTTGTTGCAGCTTCTTGAATCTTCTTGAATCTTGTTATGAAACCGTCTTGTATATGTATTCTTTGGTTAGTAGTTAATTCATAGCCATTAGTTACTTTTCGTTTTGCTATAATTCTAGTTAATACAAATTTACTTGAATCACCTGAATTTTCAGGGTCGGCTACCAAATATTGACCAACCTCAGCTTTTGTTCCATCTTCAGTAGAAATATAAACTTTTGTTCTAGTAGAGTTAGAAGTAGCGTTTAATTCAATGCTAGTTTCGTAATCTCCTACGATAGAATAAATTTTTAGCGCATTAGCTAATGTAGAACCATTTGATTCGCGAATATCTGAAATGTCCCAATCTCCATCAAATGGTACAAGATAATCTGCAGTAGTCCATGCGAAAAGCTCAATATATTTCACATTTTGAGGATCTCTAGAATACGTAGCAGTTAAATAATGAGGATTTTGTGAATTTGTATAAACTAAATCACCATTTGCAAGAACTCCAGTGTTAAACTTCTTGTATAAATCAGATCCTTCATATGCAATGTAGCTATTCGTTACATCAGATAGATATTGTACTTTATCGGGTGCTACTACTAATTTGTAACCACCTGTTGCACCGATTACATCTAGAGCAGAACCATAATGTATAGTATAAGTCGTATCTATTTCAGCAAGATTAGCAGCGCCATTGAAATTAACTGTATCAATAGTTAGTATCGTGTTAGAACCTGTTTGACCGATATCGTTGGCACGGAAATAAAATCTTACACCAGCCTTTTCAGCATATACGAAATCTCCAGCTGCAATATTAGAGCCAGTACCTGCAATATGGATTTCACCATTATTTTTTGCAAATATTGGTGCAGTTAATGAACCTTCAGATGCTTTATCAGGATGTGAAATTGAAATCTTTATAAAATCTGCAGTTTCAGTTATTGTATCAACTGTAGCTGTTTTAGTTCCAGTTTGATCTAATAGTAAAGAGCTTCCAGCTTTTAAAGATGTGAAATAACTAATTTCTGCATTAGAAATTAACGATTTATCCAATACTAGTAAGTTATTAAATTTACCAGTGTTTGTAGTACTATAGAAACTTTCAAAGTGTGCTCCTTGATTAGTTGATGGACCAGTGTAACCATATGTCCAGTTTGTAAATGAACCGCTATTGAACGATCCACTAATTACAGTGAAATCAGGTTTTGCTTGGAAATCAAATGTTTCTTTAGCAGCAAAGTTATACGATAAGAAATCTACAGTATCTACAGCGGCATTATTTATCATTGTATGACCGATAACATCTAGTCTTCCCATTGCTTCTGTCGCAGTAGGATCGTAGTTATTTAGTGCATTTCTATCTAATGCAACGAACAAACCAGTCGTTGCAAAATTACCATTGATTATAGTATCAATTGAATAGTTTACACCATTATCATCTACTAAATCAGGAATTAATGAACCTTGGAAGCTACCGATAGTTACAACATCAGGAGAATTTAAAAAAGCTTGAATTTTATCTTTTTTAAGTCCTTTTGAATCAAAGTATTGTGCAAATACTGGATCGATACTTAACTGTGCGTTATTTGTCCAGTCTCCTTGTACAATATCGACTTGTACAAAATATTCAGATATATAATCGAATTCTTTTATATAATCTGGAACATTTCCTGCACCGAACCATTCTCTAGCAGTCAAATTAAATCCTGTTAGATCACCAGTTTTTCTTACAATGATAGAAAAAGGAATTTGTCCTAGATTAACGACAGATAATAATTTACCAGCATTAGCTGATTGTTCTTTGTTTGCCAACAGATAAGCTGTATCAGGGAAGAAAAATCTTTCCTTGTTAAAATACGAGCTGTATAGTTTGTTTACTGTTGTCCCATTTGCTTCTGTAGCACTAAGAGAGAATGATTTGAATGAGTCATAGTCTGGGTTAGCGCTTTCAATGTCATTATTTAATGGCATCAGTGCAATTGCAAAACAAGGACCTGTTTCTAGACAAGTAAATAGAGATCTGTGAAAGAATGATCCTCTAGCTTCCAATGTCTTATCAATTTCACCAAAAATCCTTTTAGCAGTCTTTATGTCTTGACAGAACACCGGTGCGTTGATAGGACCTTTTCTAGAGAACCCTACAACGAGTCTTGTAGTCTGTGTGTTTAAAACGATGCTCTCTGTCTGATCGAATTCTAGAGTGTAAACTCCAGAAGCTTTGAACTGACTAAGATCGAGTCTTATTTTCGCCATGTTTATGTCTTATTTATTTTAATTGAATATGAAATTCTGCGAATTTTTACTATATATTATAGATCAGTCTTTTATTTCTCTATCGGTTATCACATAAATTCTTTTACGTAACTTATGTCATCACGTTTTTCATCATTGAGCTGACTTAATTCTACTACTGCAGTCTTAAAACGATCAGTTGCAGTATCTATCATATCTTCTACAACATAGCCAAAATCTTCAGATAAACAAAATGTTGCACCATACATTGTAGTTACTGCTACGTCATCATATCCTGACTGTGATGAATACGATCCTTTATTGTTTATACCGAATGCACTTAGTTCATTATACGTGGTCTCTTCTGTGACTATTATTCGTTTTTCTAGTACAAGTTTTCTCAATTCACGACAGAACATCATCTTATTATGTTGGTACAATCTTATACCCATCGAGAAAAATCTTGCCTTTTCATTATGTCTAGTATGTAAGAATATCTCATCGTAATAGTTTTCATTTTTACGCAGTTTTTCTACAAAATAATCGCCTTTGAAGTTCATTTCTAGCGCAACTTTTATGTTCTCTGTTTTGAAAACTTCGAAAAATAAAATTTCGGCTATCTGTGCCACATCTTCTACAGCTGTAAGATTCGATCTATACATGCCGACTTGTCTTAGTCTAAAGAAACTTCGTTCATCTTCAATTCTATCTTTTCTCAATTTTCTCATAGAAGCTATACTCATCTCTTCTATTTTAAAGATATTAATTACTGAAAAATCTCGCCCTACTCCATCGGCTAAATCGACTGTAAATGTAAATTTATCTGTATCTTTTATCTCATCTAAATTAAAGTCTGGATGCCAC